ATGTTTGCATTTAAGTAAGCCATAATAAATCCTCATTTTATATTACCCCAGTTTGGTCCAGATTCATAGTCAACTTTGTTTGGAACTTTAAGTTGTATTGCATTCTCCATTATCTCTTTTATTTTCTTAGCTTCTTCTTCAGTTTTAATAGAGAAACAAAGTTCATCATGAATTTGTATGTGTGGGACTATACCTGCTTCGTACAATTTTACCATAGCCCTTTTTGTCATGTCCGCCGCAGATCCTTGAATTAATCTATTTAAGGCTTTGTACGTAAATGCAGGCCTATAATAACTTTCAAAATTTAAACAGTGAGGATCGCTCTCCTCTGAGTTTCTCGATCTGTTTGCTAGGTAATGTTCCATGGCTTCTCCTCTTTCCATTATTGGTACAGGTATGGTTTCAATTACGTTCTTACCTTCTTTTTCTACTATCTCTTTAAAAACAAACGCACCCTTTACCTCATCCCACTCTTTGTTAACAGGTTCCCATTTATCAAAACGACAGAATCTATCTTCTAGAGTATATATGTGTTTCTCTTCTTCAGCATATTTTTGTAAGCCTTGTGCTAGTCCTCTTACGAAAGGCACATCGCTGTGGTATTGGTTAAATAAATCTTTTGCCTCGTCAGGTTCTAGCTCTAATGACCTAGCTAGCTTTCCTTTACCCATACCATAGAACAGTCCAAGGTTAATTGTTTTCGCTTGTTTTCTAGTTATGTTAGCCATCTTAGCAACGATATCATGAAAGTCAGTGTTGTCATCTTCGTGATATTTATTTGCAATAACTTCAGCATCTGTGAACCCACTCTTTAGAGCGTAGTGCACAACAAGTCTTGGTTCTTGCTGCGAGTAGTCAAAGGAGGCCCATTTACAATCTTCGTCTGGTAAAAATAATGATCGTATTTGATTTCCTTGCTCTGTTCTGGCTGGTATTTGCTGCAAGTTAGGATTAGACATAGAGAATCGTCCTGTCACAGTGCCGCCTCTTTCCGATTTAATTTGATTTATTTCTGCGTGAATCCTACCATTATGCACAAACTTCAAAATACCGTGCACAAAAGTGTTGAATAGTTTATCATACTGTCTAGCTCTTGCAACTAATTTTAAATATTTATTGGGGTGGGATTCTAAGTATTGTTTTGATAACATAGGTCGCTTTGTTTTTTGCGTGATTTTATAATCAGTAATTTTTTGGTGGTCTAATAATTGTTTTATCGAATCTGCAGCCCAGATTGAAACGTCTACACCTGTTTTTCTTTTTATACCTTTAACAATATTTTCTTGTTTTCTTTTTAACTTGTTACCTAAATCTTCAGATCTTTTCTTATCAACTCTTACACCTTTAAATCGCATCTCAACTAAACACGGAAATAATTTTGTTTCTAAATCAAATATGTTTTGTAGTGTTTTATACTTTATTGGATTATCTTCAGGACCTGCAACTTGTATGGGCTTGTTTATAATATCTTTAAACTTTTTCCAAAGACGCAATGTAAGACTAACGTCTTGTTCGGCGTAGTCTTTAACAAGATCATATGGAAGTTTATCCATGTTAGACATAGGATCAGAGATACCATGCTCTGCTAATGACTTTTCTTGTAAATCGTATTTATATTTTTTATCCTTAAGAAAGTGTGCAGACAAAGAATCTAAACTATAACTCTTCCTATTCTCATCAATTACAGATGCAGCTATCATTGTATCGTATAGATTCCCTTGTGGCATAAGTCCAGTCACAGATCTTATCCAACACACATCGTACATTGCGTTGTGAAAAACTTTATCTATCTTTTTATTTTGAAATATTTTTTTATTTAAAACTTTCCAAACTAAATTAGAAGCTAAGTTAGGACCTTTATGTTTTATTGGAAAATAAAATGTTTCGTCTCTATAAGCTATCGCAATACCACAAACAAAACCTTTATTAATGATGGCCCCTGATCCGTGTGTCTTTAACTTTGGATCGTATGTCTCTAAGTCGACAGCAACAGTATCACCATCTTTTACTTCTATGTCTGTTAGAAGTGGAATCACTTATAGTCCCTCTCTATAATCATTTCTATAAAATGCATTGCTTTCAATAGATCTTGTTTCTTTCCCTTGTCACGATGTCTTATAATATATTTTATAGCACACCCTTCCGGGTATAGCAACTCGTTCGCAACTATGAACTTACTCGGCTGAATCTGATACCTAGTGTAGTGAGATCCTCCATGCTGCTTATCCCAAACACCTACATTGTTATTTTTGTTCTGCTTTTTACTAGCCATAATGTTTCCTTTGACCTAGAACACGCAACAAACTTCATACGTCTTCTTACAAAGTCTTCCTCCTTTTTTGTTAATGTTAAATCTACAACTACATGGTCAAACTCTTTACCTTTGATTGTGTGAATATTCTCAACAAATATTCTTTTCTTTTCTAGATCTCTGTTTTCACTCACTACTTTCTTTATATACTCTCTCATCGCCGGAGATTGTGTTACACAAATATCTTGAAAGTCTGTTGTCTTTTGTACACCAGGCACTAAAAAACCTTTTTTGATAAGCCAGTCTAATCCATAACTACCTCGTGAGACCTGTTCGATCTTTTTACTATTATGATTAGGGCCTCTGTAATCTGGGTGAACACTCTTTAATAATTTTTTTAGATTACTAAATGGAATCATCTCTCCCATATGTAAGTTGATAAAAGCTCTTTGATTATTTATTTCACCACTAGGATATGTAAAATCACGAACTCTACTGTTAAATGGTATAGCAAAAGGTAGACCAAGACGGATTAAATATTTTATAATATCGATGGGTTGTCCCCCACGATAAGTAAAGACTGCAGTCTGTTTTGTATTGAGTAAAAGATTATCTAAATCCTCTAGATATGGATCTTGATGTAAACTAGACAACTCATAGATTGCTCCTTCAGCTCCCTCCTTTGGTAACCACTCTCTTGAATACCCGTAGTGATCCCACACTGGTTTAATAATATTTTTACAATACTCGTTTACTGTGCGAGGACATCGGTATCCTTGCTTTAATTCTATTTCAGGATGGGCAAACTCTTTGTGGAATGAGTCTGGATCTGCCCCAGAAAATTCAAATATGGATTGGTCTGGGTCGCCTGCTTTATAAAATAAGTCTACATTTTTTGACATCGATAGTTCAGCTTTTCTTTGCACAACACTAGAGTCCTGTGCTTCATCAACAATTAAAACTTTAATGTGACGACATTGATCTTGTGCTTCTTTTGACTCTGCAAAGTCTTCTATCATATCTTGAAAATCTAATATTTTTGCGGTCCTTAAATTTACTTTTTGATTTATTTTAAAGCCATTGTAGCTAGCGTATAATCTCTCTAGTTCATCAAGAGTATATTTGTAATGATCCTTCTCTTCAAAAGATAGTTCCTTGTAGAAATCATAAAAGGACATACCATGATCTCTTGATCGACTCATGTATTCAAAGAAGGGGTGAAATTTAAATAATGAATCAACAGATTTAAAATTTCTTTCACGAGTAAACTTATTAAACAATGGAAATAAATTTATTAATATTTCGTAATCTTCAATTAAAAATGCTTTACCTTTTATTTTAGTTTTGCAAAATGTGTGTATTGTGCTGACATGATCATCTAAAGTTTTCTTGGACTCTTGAATTATTTTAAACAATTCAAGATTAGTTTTATTTTCTTTACAATAGGCCTCGATTGATTCTGGCTTTTTAATCTGTTCACGTAAATGATCTGAAGCTGCATTCGTATGCGATATTAACTGTATATTTATTGGACTGTATTTTTCCAATAGTTCGTAATACTTATGCACCAGAGTTGTTGTTTTCCCTGTCCCAGGCGGCCCTGCTATTCTAATTTTTTTCATTAAATCCTATTCTCTTTGTATTTGTAATATTTATTGCACGCTCCTCTGGTAATTTAATTCTAGACATATCCGGATTTTTTATTTTAAAATGAACACAAGACACTCTTTTGTTTGCTATTTCATCTTTAACGTAGCCATGCACTTCTTTACAGTTCTCAGGATCATCTTTTTCAAAAGCTTGTTTTAACAACAAAGCTATACTCCGTTCGTCTGTTTCTTCTTTTTTATCTTTTAAATATTGTCTAAGGTTTTTAAATTGAAACCATACTTCCGTGTCACTCGAGTTTTTATTTTTCTTAACGTAAACACTACCTCTTTTAACATCTATCTCTTTGTAAGATGTTAAAGAGTCTTCAACAAAGTCGTAGAACACATTTTTAAAGTTTTCAATTTTGTTTGCAGCTGCAGGAGCTTGTTCATAATTCATGTTTGCAAGTCTTACATACTGGTGTTCTAAAAACTCACCTGGTTTCATTTTCATCACTGGTAAGGGTAAAAAATATCCCATGTTAGCTAACTTGTTGACATATTTATTTTTGTCGATTAAGTCTTCACCAGACATGATGACTGTGACACGTTGTGTTCCTCCATTAGATGTTTGCACATCAATGCTTT